CCGTTGAGCGTGTCCGGGAACTTCACGTTGTCCGGGAGCGTCGTCAGGCTGCTCAGGTAGAGGGAGCCGTTGAGCGTGTCCGGGAACTTCACGTTGTCCGGGAGCGTCGTCAGGCTGCTCAGGTAGAGGGAGCCGTTGAGCGTGTCCGGGAACTTCACGTTGTCCGGGAGCGTTTTAATTTGACCCCAAATGTCAGCCCACCTTTCGCAGTCAATGAAGGTTGTCGTGAGATACTTCCCCTCTTTGATTGCGGCCTGTACACGTTTATAGTGTTCACGGAGTTTGTTCTTGAGGCGTTCCGGGCATTCGTCCGCGTTGCGAATCAACTTTCTGTCGGATGGGAATGCACCATCGCAGTTCCACTCGGATTCAAACACGCGGATTTTTTCGTTCGGTTTATTTTCCGGCCATTTTGCTTCGCCGTACATTTTTGAGTGTGAATTTTGGGGCGCATGAAAAATCTCGGCTACATCACCGAGCATACGTCCAATGACTGAATGGAAGTTACACATAGTTTTTTCTGTATTAGGTTATAGGTTGTTGGTTTATACGCTTTGGGCGTCGAGGATTGATTTGGCGGCTACTTTGCGTCCGCCGCGTTGTTTGGTTTCCGTGGCACTGGCGGGAGTGGCGCGGTTGGCGAGGCGCTTGCGGCGCCTCTCGATGACTTCCGCCATTGTGACGGACGTGGCAACAGTTGTCCGGGCGATGCCCAGGGCATCCTTGTTGGACGGTTCGCGTTTGGCATTGAAGGCGATGGTCATGGCCTTAATCCAAATCTGCTCGATCTGGCGACCGGAGAAACCATCGGTGTTCGCGGCGAGTTCCGACAGGTCGAAACCCTTCGCTTTACGGCCGTATTTTTCGATCTGGATTTTCCAGATGGCTTCACGCTCGGTTTGCGTTGGCAGTTCCACGCTCCAAACGTCGAGCCGGTCAACGAGCGGGTCGGGCAGGCCGTCAATGTCGTTTGCGGTGAAGACATAGAAGATGCCTTCACTGTCTTCCTGCATGTCTTGAAGCACGGCCTTGATAACACGGGCCGTGGTGCCGCCGTCTGTTTTGCCGGATGATTCTCCACCGGAGAACAGGCCGTCCACTTCGTCAATCCACATGACACAGGGCGCGACGGCCTTGGCCGTGGCGTGGGCCGTGCGCCAGTTGCGTTCCGACTCGCCGACGAGCGAACCGAAGATGCGACCGGCTTCGAGTTTCAGCAACGGTATGCCGAAGACACTCGCGCAGGCTTTGGCGCACAGGCTTTTTCCGGTGCCAGCCTGCCCGACGATCAACTGTCCACGGGGCGTAGGGATTCCGAAGGCCCGCGCCGCTTTGCTGAACAGGTTCCGCATGGTGTAGAGTGCGGCCTTGAGCAGTTCCAACCCGCCGATATCGGCGAGCGTGATCTTGGTTTCGATGATTTCCAGCAGGCCGTTTTTCTTGACCGTGTTGGACTTTTCACGGCTCACGATGGCGGGAACCACGTCTTCCGCTTCAATGATGGACAGCGCGAAGGCGTTTTCCGCTTCGATGGTCGTTAATCCGCCAGCGGCGTCGAGGACTTCATCTACCGAGCCATTGAGTTTCACGTTGTTTTCATCTGCGACCGAATTGAGGACGACGAGAAGTTGCTCACGGTCGGGCAACTTGTAATCAATGACAGTGATTTCCTTTTCGAGTTCGGGCGGTAGTTTCAACCGGCACCCGACGATGACGATGACGCGATTCTGCGTCTTGGCAATGGCGATCTGGTCGCGCAACAGGCGGAAGACGAGCGGATTCGGTTCAGCGAGCATCAGGTGGAAGTCCCGCAACAGGATGATGACTTTCTCACCCAGGTCGGCGAGTTTGGGGAGCATGACGAGCGGGTTATCGGTGTCAGCGATTTCGCTCTCTCCCTTGTCATTCGTGATGCCTTCGGTGACAGACCACGCGAACAGCTTGAACTTGGTTTCGGCGGCGACGGCCTTGAAGATCGCTTCGACGCGCTGTTCTTCGTGACTGACGATGTATAGGCCGGGATAACCGGCACGGACGTAGTTGACTAATTGTGCTTTCATAATTTTCTGTTTCAGGTGTTGAGTTGTTTAATTGTTTGATGCGGCAGTTTCCAAAGGCCCGCAGAATGAGATTCGCGGGTTGATGTGTTTGCAGCGGACACCGCGCATGGTCTCGAAAAATTCCCACGCTTCGGCTTTGGTGGTTTCGTCGAGGAAGTGCAGGGTGAGCCGGCCACAGTCGTTTGTTCCGGTGAGCCATGATGTGGCGTCAATTTGAATGATGCCGTCACAGATCATGGACGGCGGCAGTGGCCGGAAGACTTCGGCGCAGTTGAGGGCGTCGAGGACTTGCTGGCATTCGGCCTGGTTAGTCGAAGTTACGAGTTTCACGGGACAGCCTTTCGTTGAGTTGTGTGATCTCCCATTGGATGCAGACGCGGCGTGATGGGTGACTGAACACGACACGCGCCGGGGCGTTTGCCCAGGTGACTTGCCACGGGCCGCGCCACGCCCGACACCAGCCGGCGATGCGTCCACGTTCGCCAAAGGCGGCGCGGAGCAGTCGGAAGGTGAGGCGCTTGCCGGGGTGACAGGGCTGGATGTGCGAGGCACGGCGGGTGACGGCCTGGCCGAATTCATCAAGGGGCAGTGATTTGATGACATCGGTTTTGATGCCGACGATCTCGCCGGTGGGCAGGATGCGGATGATGGAGTTCATGTGCCACCCACTTTCTGCGATTGGGACACACTGCCTTGGGTGGTGTACTCCGGTTTGTTGACGCGCTTGGTCTGGATGCCGATGGCGGCTTCCAGGGCGGACATGGCTTTGTCACAGGCGGTGCCTTTGAAGCCGATGCCTTCCATGATAACATTTCCATCTGCGTCAATTACGACTTTGATTTGTGCGATCATAACAGTGACTTGCCTTTCGTTGGGTGTTTATAGACTTCGCTACGGATGGCCGCACGAGTCGCGGCTTCAATGCGTTCAAGGAAGGACATGCGAACGTGCTCGCACTTCCAGAACGGGCGCAGTTGCTTCACCATTTCAAGCGCGGTTTGTTTGACCTTCGACCGGGTCAAGTGCGGCGTGGTGTTGATGGATTGATTTTCGGCGTTCATACGTTTGTGATGGTGAGTTCGATTTTGTCGCCGACGGGTTTGCGCTGAACCATGTAGCCTTTCAGCTTGGCTTCCATCTGGACTTTTGCAGCGGCGTAATACTGCAACAGATTTTCGCCGTTCTTGCCGATGGCGGTTTGGATGGCCGCGCCGTTGGTGCTGTAAAAATCGAAGTACAGCTTGTAACCACCGGTTGCGGGGTTTTTCAACAGGCCGACATCGTAATTACTGCCGGGGCATTCAATGGCGTGATCACAGGTGCCGTACTGTTCGGGTTTGATGCCGAGTTTGAATGCGGCGTCTTCGGCGTTGTAGTCGTTGACCCATCGGCCATACCAGCGGATGGTTGTTTGGTTCTCCTTGAACGTGAGGCCGAGTTCCTTGCAGGCCGCTTTGACGGCGGCGAGGTCGCGGAATTCAGTCTTAATGCTGACGACGTGTGACGTAGATTTACCCTTCCTTTCTTATGTTGATGAGTTGATATTTTTTAGCCGCGAGCAAAGCGGCGAGAGATTTGACTTTGAGCAGGCTGCTCGTTCTGCCCATCTGCCAAGTGGCGTTTATGCGGTGAAGCATGAGTCCTTCACCACCGCATTGTTGAACGGCTTCGAGCCGATTGATGAGGTCGTCCAGACCGTCGCAGATATACGAGGGCGCGACTTCGATGCACTCTTGCAGTCCCCAGGTGATGGCTTCGGTGGCGCGTTCCATCCGATGTTGGATGCCGCCTTTTGAGGACGGGCAATCAAACACGATGAACGTGTGTGTGCCTCGGATGAAGTGCCCGTATTGTGCGGCGGTGCGGGCGGCGGATTCGATCTTACAGTAACCGGCGAAGATTTCACCGGAGAGACGTAACCGCCGCGGGAGTCCGGCAGTGAACCAGGCCGGCGCGGGGATAAGTTTCCCGCTCTTTGACCAGAGACGTTCACCATCCCATTCCCCGCGACAGCCCCGGAACTTTTCCATGACCACCATGCCGGTCGGGTCTTGGTTGTTCCAATCTTCACCCTGCATTGTATTTGTGTACATAGGTTTTGATTTTTAATTATTGGCTAATTTTCTTCTGCCGATGCCGCCGAAGCGGGCGACGATGGATGCGGCTTTCTCCGCGACGGATTTGCGGCTGACTTTGTTTTCGCGGAGGTCGTTCGGGTCGAGTGAGCCGAGTTGTTTTTCGATCAACGTGGCGGCTTCCTTGAGTTTCGGGTCATCGGTGAGGTTCAACGACGGCACGAGCGCGATCATTTCCTTTACGTTCTCAACGAGCGTGTCTCGGAAAATGGCATCCGGCGAAGATAGCTTTTCCGACATGGCGAACACGGGTTGCATGAGACGCGTCCAAGTATCAGTGACAGCCTCACCTATTTTCTTTTCCGTGATGGCCACCAGCGCCGCGCCGTACAGTTCTTTCATCTCCACGTTGAAGTGTTCGGGCTTGGGCAGCGGAAAGATTTCAACGCCGAAGTGGAATTGCCCCTTGACCAGCGCCGCCGATGGATAATCGGACGGCTCAAAAGTCGCGCCGTGCATCTTCTTGGCTTCCTTGATCCAGCCGGGATAGGCCGAGACAAATTCATCTACGAGCGCATTGAACTTTGTTTTGAACCCGGCCATGTGCGCCTGATATTTCTGGCTGGCCTTGCCAGAGAGCAGCCGCTGGCCCTCTTCCCACGGGCTGGTATAGGCGTAATGCAGCGCACGGACTTCGCCGCAGTATTTTCGGAGCGGCGACAAGGACTGGTCGGGGAGTTTGTATTTTATCCATTTACCGCTTCCGGCCCCAAGTTTCTTGCGGGCCTTGACATCCTCGGTTATGGGCCGGTCCTGGCGTGAGTTGGAGAAAATGCTGATCGAAAGGCTTACGATGACGGCGTTGAGGTTTTGCTTTTTCGGTTTGTTCATAAATGCAATGGGGGTTGATGGTTGACTTTGGAAAAGTGAACGCCGGGCAACAGGGCAGACTGCCCGGCGTATTTGTTGTGGTTAATCCTTCGCTCTTTGGGCAAAGGCTTTGAATTTCTTTGCCGCCACCGACAGGATTTTTGCGAAGGCGAGCAGCGGGCCTTTCCTGACCGGGCGATGGAGTATCAAACGCCTGATGTCAACTCGGAGCGACTCGACAGTGCGTTGGGAAGGATCTCTGTCCGGTGGCAGGCCGAGATACTCAAGCCGCGCCGCCAGTTTCTCCTTTCGCGTTTGAGGCACGATCACGGCAGCGGCTTCGTGAATCGTCTTCGCCGTGACCGGCCCTGACTCTTGGGCGGCCTTGAGAACTTCAACCCGTTTTTCGGCGGGCACTTTGGCCAGTTCGCGGGCTTGACCCTCACTGACAACAATTGTTGTCAATTTCTCCGGCAACTGTTTCACGACATCCGCGCCAGCAATCAGATTGTTGGCGTAGGTCTTCGTGAAACCCCACTTCTTTTGGCAATACGCTTCAAACGTATCGAAGTCGGAACGGTACAGACGGGCATCGCGGATTTCAGCGAGCGCAAGGCCGACTTCCACGAAGGTCTTGCGCCCGGCTTCGATGGTTTGTTCCAAGGCGATGAGGCGCTTGGATTCCGACAGGGTGATGGATTCGGTTTTCATGGATACACCACTTTCTTGATCGCCGCGGCCAGTGGCGCGTTGCCTTCCAACAGCCATTTGTGGGCTGCGCCTGAAGCGGTGATGGTCTTACTTGAAGGAAGTTTCTTGTCGAACAGCCAGAGAGCCTGTGCGACCGTGTCGCAGATTTCAATTTCAGGGAGCCGTTTGGTGATATGATTTTGGCGGTAACGGTCCAGCGCGTAGGCCGGATCGCTTGCATTCAAGTTTTCCATCGAGAAAAACCCTCTGGCGAAATCCGCAGCCTTTTGTTTGCGGAACGAGCGGTAGAAGGCCAGCGGGACGAGATACGGCGCTTTGACCTTGACCTTTCCGCTGTTACTCGCTTTGGCAACCCACTCCAATTCTTCGCTGATGAGTGTGATTATCTTTTCGGCCTGGACTTGGGACACGGAAATGCGCTTTCCATTGTTCAAAATCCAGTTGACCAGGGCGCGGATGACGGCAGCGACCCGGTTGCCGTTTTTCGTTCCGCCTATGCCGAGCATCTGGCCCACCGTGCGGGCGCGGCCACCATCAAACAGTTTGAAGGTGTCAATGGTCATGCCGCCGAGTTTCATTTTGGCCGGCACGTCGCGTGTGACGACCATCTCAACGGGCATGTCCGCCAGTTCGCAGGCGTAAAGCCGGTGCTGGCCGTTCAGCAGGTTGCCTTTGTCGTCAAACGATATTCCGTCCGGTAGCAGCGCAAACGCTCCCAGGCGGATGTCGCGGGCCAGTTTTTCGGAATAGATTTTCGATATGTTGCGGTTGTAACCGTTGTGTTCGGCCAAAATTTCTTTGGCCTGGTTGGGGGTGATGGTTTCGATTGTTTGTTTCATACTTGATGTGGTTTTCTGTTGTTGGTTGTGGTTGGAATTTGCCGCCGCGATAAGCGGCGGCAGGTTGTGGATTGTGCATTCACCGGAATTGATGAAGCGAAGGAACTTGATCACGGCTGGGCGCGGGGTGAGTTTTTGAGGCTTGCGCCGGGGATGTTTCATCCAGAATGTTCCATCGGATGAAGCCAGGAGTTGCTGCTGCTTGCCGCCGCCCGTCTGGACGCTGGCGATTACTGTCATTTTCTTGTTCATACTGATTCTATAAACAAAGGAGCGCAGCGGGAAGGGAATCAGCCTTATCACACAACGGAGTGACCCGCCATGCTATCCTACTGCGCTCGAATTTTCCGTTTGGAACACTCAGCGGCTCACTACACCGCCTACGAATGAGTGATCCGGCCTGATTCACCGGACAGGGGAAGCGTAACACCCCCCCATCTGGTGTCAACTGGTTTTTTATTGGCCGTCTCACATTCACCGTTACAGAACTGTAATACAAATCTGAAATACGGTCAACAACATTCGGTAACTTATTTTAGGGTGATAAAACCGCGTAAAATGGGGCGTTTTTGGCGTCGTAATCCCATTGCGGTCGTGAATGTTCGCGCTTTTGTAGAAATATGTCTAAAAAAGCCACGATTGTAGGCACGACCGTCTTTGAATATCTGGAACGCTTCCCCGATCTGCCGAGCCGGAGCATCGCCCGCAAACTTAACGAGGATCACCCCCTTTTGTTTCCAGACATTGATTCGGCGCGGTCTTCGATTCGCTATTTCCGGGGGCAGAATGGACAATTCGGGAGGAAGCACTGCTCCATTGGAAAATTTTACAAACCTGCGGGGTCAGTTTTAGATGGGTATATTCCACTGCCGCCACCGCTGGCAGATGACAAGCCGTGGGCCGTCGTGCCCCTGCAATTCAAACGCGCCCTTTTGATTTCCGACATCCACGTTCCGTATCACAACGTCAATGCGTGCCGCCTGGCAATTCAACACGGCCTTAAACTTGGCGTGGATTGTGTGATCGTGAACGGCGACCTCTGCGATTTCCACAGCGTCAGTTTTTGGGAGCGCGACCCGCGCCGGAGATTTCTGGTGGACGAACTGGAAAGCGCCCGCCGCTTTCTTGAAGTCTTGCGGGACACGTTCCCCAAGGCGCGGATTGTTTTAAAAGAGGGCAATCACGAGGAACGCTTATGGCGCTGGGTATGGGCGCGGGTGCCAGAGTTTGCCGGACTTAAGGAACTTTCGCTAAACGAAATTCTTTACCTGCCCGATTACGGAATTGAACTGGTGGACAACAAAAAGCCGATTCGGTGCGCCAACGATCTGTACATTTTGCACGGCCATGAATTTCGCTCTCCCTTTCAAAATCCAGTCAACGCCGCTCGCGGGCTTTATCTGCGGGCGAATTGCAACGCCATTTGCGGCGACCTTCATCAGACCAGTCAGCACACGGGAACCGGATTGGAAAAAACGATATCCTGCTGGTCAGTGGGCTGCCTGTGTGATCTGCACCCGCGCTACATGCCGCTGAACAAATGGAATCTTGGTTTTGCGTTCATCGAGATACTCAAGAAAAACTGGCGCGTTGAAAATTTCAAAATCATCAACGGGATGGTGGTTTGAGAGTTGCCAATGGCCGTCACACCCAAACAGGCGAAGAAGTTGCTGGATGATAACTACCAGAACATTTCCAAGGCGTTGAAGCACGGGAAGGTTTTGACCACGGCGCAACTCACCCTGCTTCAAACACTCGCAGCCAAAACGGACGGCGACGAAAAGCCGGTAAAGAAATTTGCAAAGAACAAGGTTGAACTTTCCGTTCTACTTGGCGTCAACCGGCAGACAATCCACCGCTGGCTTAAAAAGGAGGGCAACCCCGGCTCGGAATCAAACGGCAGATTCAACGCCCTGCTCTGGACGCAGTGGGTCAAGGCGAACGGCCTGAAAATAATCAACGACACCGCGCCGGAAAAAAACGCCGTCCAGGTCCAGCAACTTCTGCTTCAAAACGAAAAGCTGAAATTCCAGATCGGCGTCTTCAAAAAGCAATATGTCCCCGCAGACGATGTGCAGAAATGGGGCGCGGAACTCGGCGGCGAGATTCGCAAGGCGGTGATCTCCATTCACAAGGCCGCGCCGTCGCTGGCCGGCCTGACGCCCGCAGAAATTGAGATTCGCCTGCGCGAGATGGAGGATGAAATCCTGATGAAGCTGCATTTGCTCGCGCAACGGGTTGAGGAAATGAAGGAAGTCACGAAGGAGGCGGCAGATGAAGAATAACCCGCTCTTGAAAGGTTTTGGCGTGGCCATCCGCCCGCGTGAAAAGCTCTCGCCCTGGCAATGGTGCGAGAAGCACGTTGTGGTTGACAAGACTTCGAGCATCGGCGGCGGCATGAAGTGGCGGCTGGATTCATCGCCCTGGGTGAAGGAGTTCATGGAGGTTTTCGCGGACAACCGGGTGGAAACGATTGTTATCCGCTGCGCGACGCAGAGCAGCAAGACTCAGACGTTGATTCTGTTGCTTTGTTGGGTGATCTCCGAAGACCCGGCTCCGACGCTTTGGGTGGCGAATGCCAAGGACGATTTGAAGCAGACGGTGAATGACCGTATCGGCCCGACGTTTGAGAAGTGCCGGCCCGTGGCGGAACAGATGCTTCGTTCCGGGGTGATGGAATACGAGTTCAGCACGATGAGCCTGTACTTCGCGGGCGGCGGCTCGAAGGGCAAGATGAAGTCCAAGCCGATACGCTGGTTGTTTCTGGATGAAGTCGAGGAAATCCCGGAGGCGAATGTTCACCAGGCGTTGGAACGCACCAAGGCACAGTGGAACAAACGGCGCGTGTTGCTTTCCACACCGAACATGAAAAACGGTTTGATGGAGCAATTTTTCCAGAAGGGCGACCAAAGGACGTTGCAATTCTGCTGCCCGCATTGCCGCCAGTATTCGCTGATAAAGTTCGAGCAATGGAAATGGGACACGAACGAGATCACGAAGCCGGACGGTAAGTGGAACTTTGACGTGCTGGCGGAAACGATTCGCTGGGAGTGCCCGGCGTGCAATGGCATCGTGCGGGACACGCCGTTTGACCGGCGCAAGCTGGCGCGGGAAGCGAAGTTCACGAAGTTGAACCCGTCCGCGCCGCATCATACCGTCAGCTTTACCTGGCCATCGCTGGTGACGCCCTGGGTGAAGTGGCGGGACGTGGTGGAAAAGTTTTTGAATGCGCGGCGGGCGGCGCGGAGCGGGAACATCGAACCGCTGAAATCTTTTGTGAACGACGACCTGGGCGAGCCGTGGGATGATTCGCTGGGGGTGATCGAGGACTTTGAATTTCTTGAGGCGCGGAAACAGGATTACGATTTCGGCGAAGTGTGGCCGGAGGAATCGGCGCGGTACATGAGCGCAGACCGGCAGGAAGCGGGCGGCGAACATTACTGGTATGTGATCCGGGCGTTCGGGCCGTTCGGGAAGTCCCGGCTGATTACGTTCGGACGCTGCACGAGCACGCTGGAACTGGAAGAAGTGCGGCGGCGTTACAATGTGCCGATTGAAAATGCGATGATTGATTCCGGTTTCAAGGCGAGCGAGGTCTATAAATTCTGCATGGCGGCGCGGTGGAAGGCGTTCAAGGGCGATGACTCGGAGTATTTCCTTTTCCGCAATGTAAAGTTACAGAAGACGCTCCGACGCATTTGGGAGCGGTCATTTGTTGACCCGTACATGGGAACGGCGCTGGCGAAGAAACGGTCTATGCCGCTGTTCCGATTCTGCAACAACCCGACGAAGGATTTGTTGATCACATACATGAGCGGACTGATGGGGGAATGGACAATCCCGAAGACGACGCCCCGCGAATATCTGAAACAGGTAAGCGCGGAACGGCGCGAGGAAGTGGTGGACGGGCGCGGGCGCGTGCATTTTGTCTGGAAACGGCGGGTGCGGGACAACCATCTTTGGGATTGCGAACTGCAAATCATGGTGGCGGCGGTCATCAACAAACTGGCGACGGGCAAGCCGGGCGCGATTCCCGCAAAGTTGGTGGCGATACCCGAAAATAAAGAAACGGCGTGAATGTTCGCGCTTTTGTGAATGGCAGCGAACCGAAATCTTTTAATTCGGGCCGTCGTGCTCGCCGCTGTCCGCGCTTCGGGCGGTGACGCGGGTCAGACGACTCTCAAACCGGTGGCGATTCTGGAAGGGATTGTCACGGGCAAGTTCACTGCGGAGTTTTCCAACGGCAAGACGCTTATTTCCACCAGTGAGGCGGGCGGATCTGTTTCGTTCATGCTGCCAAGCGACTTTGGCCCCGCCGATGTGATGACGCTGGCGATGGAGGCGATTCAACGCATCAAGGCAGGCGACTTTGGCCCGTCTGAAGACAACCTCGACCCCTACGCAAACTGGCCGCGCATCAAGCGGCTGAGGGTTTCGTTTGCAAAGGCAACTATATGAGCGAGGCCGTGCCATTCAATCCGGCCTGGGCGGGTCTGCGAATTCAGTCAACGGTTTTGCCCGCGATTGTCCCGTCCATGCCGGGCGGACGGGCGCATGGCGGCGGCGTGCGTGCGGACACGTCAACGGCCAGTAATTTTGCGACGTCGCAACCGGCGGTAGTGAACGACGGCATGGGGAATTATCACGAGGCGTTGCGGACGAGCAAGGACCGGACGGCCATCCCCTACGCAATGGTGCATTTACGGCCGCAAATTTTGCGGCTGTTGAACGGGTTGAACCGGAAGATGCTGGCGGGCGTGGCGCGGTATCTGGTGGACAACAGCGGCGTGGCTTACTACGTGGTGAACCAGATCGCGGATTATTCCGTACCGGTGATTCCCCGGGCGCAGTGCGACGACGCAACTTTGCGGGACGTTTACAACGAATACTTCACGGCCTGGCAAAAGCGGTGCGACTTCACCCGGCGATTCACGTTCAAACAAATCCAGCGGATGGCCTGTATTGCGATGGACGTGGACGGCGACCAGGGCGCGAGTTTCACGGACGAGGGAGGATTCCCGCAGTTGAAGATTTGGGACACGTTCCATATCGGCAAGCTGACGGGGATGGACCCGAAGGACGGCGTGGTGACGAACGATCTGAACGGGATGCTGCTGGGTTACAACGTGTGCGACGGGCCTATTGAGACGATCACCGGCGCGGCGTTGAAGACCATTCCGGCAGACCAGTTTTTTCTAATGTACGACGTTGACCGCTTCAACAATTATCGCGGGTTTTCCCCCATTCGGCGCGGCAGCAACGATTTGCGCGACAAGAACGACCTGAAATCGTTTTTGAAGTTGAAGGAAAAAATCGGCGCGGCGCTGGCGGCGGTCATTCAACAGAACGGCTCGGTTGAAGAAGACGTTTGGGGCAATGACACCGGCGCGGAAGGCAACCAGCCCAAGAACAATAGCGACAATGAACTCCCGACGCAATCGGACAAGAAACTTTCGCTGGCGGAACTGCTCGGCGGCGACATCCCGGTGATTGAGGGTGAACTGAAACAGTTCATCGCGCAGGCGTTGAGCACGACCTCGCTGGAATTTATGAACGCGCTGGACAGCCAGTTCGTTCTGGGCCTGGGGATTCCACCGGCGTTTTTTCTGGATGAAAAGTTGACCGGGCCGAACGTGCGGAGCGTGCTCGGCAAAGTCCAGAAGAAATTCAACAACCGCAAGGATACGATGGCGAACTTTGTGGAATGGTGCTGGCTGCGGGTCATCGCCTGGGGCATCGCCAAGGACGGACTGCCGGCGTCGAAGGGCTGGCAGAAGATTTCATTCCAGTTCACGCCGCAAAGCACGATTGACCTGGGCGACACGATGGCGAACGAGCGGGCGGACGTGCTGGTGGGGCAGATGAGCGAGACGAAGCGTTACGCGAATCGCGGCGAGGATTTTCAGCACGAGCACGAAATGATCAAGGCGGAAATTGCCATCAAGTTGAAGGAAGTCAAAGAACTCGCCACGGCATTTTCCACCGACCCCGCCGAACGGACGATGATAATTCCCGCGATTCTTTCCCGGTTTGGACTGGTGGGGCCGGTCAACACCCGACTGACGATTGGAGAGGCCGCAACGGAAACGGCCAACAACAACGCGAACAATAATGCTCCGGCACCGGAAAAGAAACCGGCTCCGGCACCGGAGAAAAAGAACTGATTTATGATTCACACAAATTTCATCAAGCGGCTGGCGGTGGATTTGCCGTTGCTCAACGCGAACCATCTGGCGTTCATGCTTACCCGGCAACGCGGCGACGATGTGAACATGGCCGAGCCGGAGTTGTTCAAGAAGATTCGCGGCCAGCTTGAGCCGAAGATGGAGCGCGTCAAAAACATAGCCATCGTTCCGGTGCAGGGCGTGCTGGCCTATAACCCGGACTTGATGGAGTTGATCCATGACGGCGTGGAAGATTCGCGGGCGGTTTTGAAGACGCTGAACGAGGCGGCGGACGACGAAAGCATCGAGGGCGTCCTGCTCCGCATGGATTCACCGGGCGGCATGATGCTGGGCGGGCCGGAAATGGCGGACGCGGTGGCGGCAATGAAGACGAAGAAACCGGTCATCGCTCACATCGGCGGACTCGGCGCGAGCCTTGGCTACATGATTGCGTCACAGGCAACGGAAGTGATTGCCAACCGGAGCGCGATTGTGGGGAGCATCGGGGTGATCGCCAGCGTGACGGATTACACGGCGCTGCTAGAAAAAATCGGCATCAAGTTTGAGTATTTCACGAACAAGGAAGCGAAGTTCAAGGCGGCGGGAGCAATGGGAACTTCATTGTCGGAAGACCAGAGGACGCAGTTGCAATCCTCGGTGGATGGAGCGTTTCAGGTCTTCAAAGGCGCGGTCCTTTCCGCCCGGCCCGGTGTGCCGGAATCGGCAATGCAGGGGCAGACATATCGCGGCGCGGAAGCGAAAAGCGTGGGGCTGGTTGACCGGGTGGGCACGGAAAGTTTCGCCCTGTCGGTTCTGAAATCTTACATGAAAAATTGAGCTTGAATGAATGTTCGCGCTTTTGTGAAAGACGGTAACTGCGGTGAAAAACTCAACTTAAATTTTTATGCCTGAAAAACCTGACCAGGGCGACGTGGTTGCCCAACTCGCAACGGCCAATGCCGAACTTGCTTCCTTGAAGGCGACGGGAAAAACGGCGGCGGTTTTGATTTCCGAACACGGCACGCTTACTGCCGAAGTCGCCCGCCTGACGGGTGAAACCAAAAAGTTGTCCGGTGACAACGCGAAGCTGGTTGCGGGCGCGACAGTTCCGGCTGATCTGGTTTCCGCCGGCAACGCGATTTTCAGCCTCACCGTCGAGCGCGACAATTTGAAGGCGGTATCGGCCAGCGTTGAAACGGCTGTGGCGAAGGAAGTGGCCAAGCTCGGTTTCACCAGCAAGGAAACCAAGGCTGAAGTCGCGGACAAAGCCAAGGGGCCGACGCTTACCGAAAAGGTTCTCGCCAAAAAGGGCGTGAAGACGCTCGCGGAACTCGAAGCGAAACGCATCGAATAATTTTTTAACCAAAAAATAACCTCAACCACCAAAGCCTATGCCAGTAATCATTTCCGATCTGTGGACGCCAGCAATTTGGGTGCAAGCCATGCGCGAACGCCAGGCGACGTTTCCTTCACTGTTCCTGTCCGGCGCAGTCGTGCGGTCTGATTTGTTTGACAGCATCGCCAGCGGCGCGGGCACGAGCGCGAACTGTCCATTCCTGAAGGACATCACCGACCAGGTGGATGAAATCCAGGTGGAAGACACCGCGCCGGTCACTGACAACGGGCAGGCCGGGGCCACACAGATTTTCCCGCTGTTGAATCGCGTGACGAAAAACAGCGTAGGCGCACTCGCCGCGCAGGTATCGGGCGTTGATCCGATGTCGGCCATCATTGACCAACTGGTCATGCGCCGGCTGAAACAGCGGCAGACAACGTTGCTGGCTCAGTTGCGCGGGTTGTTCGCCACGGGCGCGACGGTGAATGGCGCGGCCTGCGCGTTGTCCGCAGCCCGGCTTGGCGGGACTGTCTCGGAACCGTTCATCGAAAACGGTTTACAGGCGACGGGCGACAATTTGATTGACCCGGACAAGATGATTGATTGCGGGGCGCTGATGGGGGAATTGGAAGACGACATGAAGGACGGCTTCCTGTTCATGCACCCGAACATCAAGGCGCGGCTCCGCAAACTGGACCGGCTGAATTTCAAAACGACCGTGATGCCGAGCGAACTTCCGTTCACGATTGATTCGTATTGCGACATGCCGATTGTCACCAGTGTCGGACTGGTTCGCGCCGGCACGGGCAACGGCTACGTGTACGACACGTACATGGTGTCGAAGGGCGTCATCGGCTACGGCGAGAAACCGCAGCAAGGCGACGTGCGCGACACGGCATCGTTGAGCTATTTCTTCGACCGCGACAAAAACAACGACCTGATTTGGGACCGCAGCCGGCTCATGCTGGGCATGAACGGCACCCGCTGGGGCGGCTCTCCCGGAGGCCAGTCGGCCACCAACGCGGAGTTGCAGGTTGTGGCAAGCTGGACGCTGGTGTACGCAAGCGCGAACCGCGTCGGCATCACTTGTTTGCGGACGAACGGTTAATCGCACCGGACGGCCAGCGGAAACCAGACCGACGCCCGTAGGCGGGCAGATTTTCTATGCCAAAAAAAGAAGATTGGAACGTTGAGGATGCGGAAGACCTGGGAACAGGCCAGCCCGCCGCCAACGTACCTGCGCCGGGCGTCAGGGCGAAGTCTATCTATCGGGATACGACCACACCCACGCCGGAATCCACGCACGGAGGGATTGAGGACGCGGGCGGCGCGAAGTCGGACGCTGCGCCGGAACCGGATTTCGGCAGGGATTTTCCGTCCAGGTTCGATGAGAAATTTTCCGACGCCCTGCAACAGAGCTACACCATTTTGCGGGCGGTCCGCGCCCTGCCGGAACGCACCCGGAAACAGGCAACGGAAAAGGCGCGGCGGGCCGGGTTGATCTCGGCGCATATCCGCAAGATTTCAAATGCGTCGCCGGTCATTCAGTTTCAGGCGGACGAACAGGCCGTGGCGCAGAAGAATCACGGCGCAATTTTGGAACGCCAGCGACTTGAGCATCTGGCCGTTCATGACCCGCTGGTGAAGAAATTTCTCACAAATTACGACCGGCAGGCCGGCAGAATAGTCGAATTGCTGGACGAAAACGCAGCGTTGAAAAATCAAAAATAACAAACCAAGTTTATGAACAAAAAAATCGCATCCATTCTTTTCGGTCTTGTGTTGGCCCTGGCCATGGTGTTGCCGGTGCAGGCGCAGAAAGCCGGTGTCCAGACTCTACTTGGCGGCGGCAATTCCATCCTGCCGGCCACCACGACAAATCTATTTGTTGCAACCGGGTCCGCGACAAACCAGTTTGGCGCTCCGCAAACCTGGACTATGACCAGCAGCAACCTGACGATGACCGTTGCTGAATTCGACAACGTGGGGCTGTCGTGGCATTTCACGGGGTTTTCATCCGGCGCAACCAATGCGACCGTAGTTTTGAGGGTGTATAAATCCTATGACAATGCCGCCACTTGGGATGTAATTCCGAGTTATATTTACTCCATCACCCCCGGCAATGCCGATGGGACCACGCCTCTAGGCACCAATGCCAACCTCTCCTGTACCGGGGCTACGCACATTGGATTCGAGGTTGAAAACAACGTAGCCGTTTTGGAGACGAACGTGCAACTGAGAGTCAATTTGAAGTCGCCGAAGTATGGGGCAAGACAGGCGACGCAGTGATTTAAGCGCGGGGTGGAGCAGTCTGGTAGCTCGCTTGGCTCATAACCAGGAGGCCGTTGGTTCAAATCCAACTCCCGCAACCAAGTGTTGGTGCAGTTGTTGTCAGTTGATTGTTTGTGCGAACCCCGCTCGCTGAAAGGCGGGCGGGGTTTTAATTTTAAAAAATATGAGAGAAAAAATCAGTCTGGGATTCAGCAATGATGAACGAATCGGCAGGCTCGAAACATCAGTCGAGGGTCTGCATAGTGAGTTCTCCGACATTCGCATCACGTTGCGAACGATTGAGGCGGCTATTAGCCGTTCCAAAGAGACCAATTGGAGCGTTATCCTGGCCGGCATTGCCATCGTTGGTTCGCTCTGGCTAGCCGCTATCCGTCCGATCACTCAGGACATCGAGCGGCAGAATGCCACTGCCAAGGACATTGCCACGGCGGTTCTAGTCAAGGAGGAAAAGATAACCGCGCAGCGGATTGATTTTGAACGGCTGTCGAAAGACGTTGAAAGCCTTCAATCCCTGGTGACGGGCGTACACAAAGGCGGTTCTGCCGACGTGGCCGGGCGTCTATCTCTGCTTGAATTTCAGTTGAAAGAAATGGAACCGGGCAAGAACCAAACCGCCAAGTGAACGACATCCCCATCATCAATTTTCTGCCGGTGAAGTATCGCGGGTGGGCAATCATCCTGGTGCTGGCTTTCCCGTATCTCACGCGGGCGTACCGGGCACTGACAAACAGCGGCGGTCTTCGCGGGGCGTGGAACGCAATCTTGTTCGGCACGAACACGCCGCCTGAGGTCAAGTCCGCAATCGCTGAAATTGGCACGGCGGTTAATACGATCAACCAGACCGGCATTAACCCGGACGCCGTTCCGGTGGTGAGCAAAATAATTTGAACCGCGTAAAATCCCGCATCGCGGGATCACGCGGTTTGGAAAAAACAACAAAACCAAAAAGGAAAACTGAAAATGAAAAATAAAATCCGTCTCATGTCCATCGCATTGCTTGGCCTCATGGCCGCAATCCTGCTCCCCGCGTGTAACACCGCGCCCCGGCGCGACATCATCGCGGTCAAATCCACTGTGCTCGGCTTCGACGTTTCAGCCGATGCGGTGTCGCAAATTCCACATGTCAGACTCGGCTTGGTACGAAACTTCTATCAGATGATTCCGGTGGCCATCGGCAGTTCATCGAACACACTTGCTTCAGTTCAGACTCCAAACTATGCAACCAGCATGGCTGCGGATATGGGGCTGACTTCACAGCAGGGCGCGGAAGAATTTGCCACGGGCAACGCGGCTGACTTGCAATCCAAGGGCGCAACTACCGCCCAGATCGGAGCGGCCAAGCTGCGTGGCACGGCATTGGTGCTGACTGGACTCTCGCCCGCAGTAGCAGGCGCTGCGTCGGGGGTTATTACCAACATCATTCCCGTCACCAACACGAACGCACCGTAGTCGTTCGTGAATGATAAACCTTTAACTGCTATGCGCCTGCCGTTCGTTCATCGGGCGGCGGGCGCGGCACTCAAACAAATGAAAAAAACTCTCATTCTTTTATCAGCAGCCTTGCTGACATTCGTAGCGGTCAATGCTCAGGCTACGATCACCGTAGCCCAACCAACCGTGACCGTCCCGTCAACGTGGGTCATTTCAGATGTTCGGGCGGTGCGGACTGAATCGCATCAGGCAGCCGGATATACTTCGGCGCAAATCACCACCTACGATGCAAGCGGCGCAATCGTGGACGCCAGACTGTTTACACCGGCTGATTCTTCGTTCGGGAATACCGTCTTCGTAAACTTGCTTGCTCCGGGCCAGTGGCTCTATGAGAAATCCACAGACGGGGTGACGTATTACAACGTCGGTGGAAGTCAAGAGGATGCCAACGGCAATCAAATTATGCTCACTGGCGGCACCGGAATGTTTATTCAGGTCGGCATCGCCGCGCGGCCGGGTTCACCGGAAGTTTGGGGCCGAGCCACCCTTAAAAGTGTGCCTGCACCAACTCCCGCGCCCGTGCCGGCCATTACTCCGGCGGCGGTCAAGCAGATCACGAACAACGTGGCGGTTTTGCAATCGAACGTTGCCAGCCTACAAAAAGATGTTGCCGCCTTGAAGAAGAAAAATGGCCTGAAATAAATCGAACATGCGAATCCTGCTTTGGACAAATGAACCCGGACAGCTTGGCAGCGGCGCGATTGCGTTTCTATCGCACGGCAACGTGACGCACATGGGGTTTGAGAGGGCCAATGGCAAGGTGCATGAACTATCGCCACCAGGGGTGCATGACCGTGACTTGCTGGACTCGGAACGGCCGTTCGTGCATGCGTTCAGGCTCGAAGGGATTTCGGAGCACATGGAGTCGCAGCTTGAACGGCTGTTCGGCCTGAACATAGCGGCGGGCATAAAGTATTCCTACGAGGATTTATTGCGGTATGAGTTCAACATAGCGATGGACGGCGACCAGGCATCCTATTGCTCGCGCTATGGGATGCACTGCCTCGCGCTTTGCAAGTGTCCGCTGCCACTGGTGCGGTGTACGCAGGATCAGGGGACACCGTGGGATTTTTGGCGAAGTCCGAGACTGATTGAGGAACCGCTGTGAAAACCATGTTTCGATTTCTCGCGGTTGTTTTGCTTCTGTCGTTTCGCGGGTGCGAGACGTGCCCGGCGTCGGACGTGGTGTTCAACGGATTCACGGATAAGAACGGCACGCCGATGAACCGCACGGCGTCGCTGACACTGTTGAACCAGCCGATTTACAACGGCGTGGGATTGACCTACGACGCGACGGGGACGTACCCGATGACGAACTTCACGGTGACGGTTTCAAATCTCGCTGGCGGCAATTACGCGCTATCGCTGGCGGGCCTGAATCGCATCCTAGGTCTGGCCGTGCCGAACGACACGAACACTTATCAGTTCATGCAGTTGGTGACGAATCAGTTGCCGACACTATCCACGACACTGTTGATCAACTACCAGTTTGACACGAACTTTTTTATCATCGTCAGTAACGGCGTGGTGACCCTGAATACTAATCTACTTGGTGTCGGAAATACGAATGCCGTGACAAACAATCAGCCGAGCGTCACATTTGGGAAAAATTACAGCATATTGGCGACTTTATCTTCAGTGCCAGACCACCAAACAATTATTCAAAGTTTTGATGGTAGAATAAATTTGCAGATTGATAATTCTACTGATCCCGGTTGGCATTTTACGGGAGATATTGTTACAGATGCCGGGGTTACTGCGACAAATTTCATCGGGAACGGCCATCTGTTAACCCATCTTCAAGCCGCGAACTTGGATGGGGTGGTGCCGACCAACAATCTCCCCATGTCGCAACTCGGCGGTGGAAGCGGAACCTATGATTACAACAGCCTGAGCAACACTCCCACGCTCGGCAACGCGGCGAGCGCGAACACGAACGCGATGAAGGTTTTAGCTGCGACCAACGCAGACTATGCGACCGACCTTGGCACGAATGCTTTTGACCGGCAATGGAACCGGAACTCAGCCACCGGCGCCGTCGCCAGCGCAACCACGGCGGGGACGGCGACGAATATATATGGGGGCTTTGGCACTTACATCGTCAAAACGAATGGCTGGTACGCGCCTTCAGGCATCTGGCACTCAGAGACTAATGCTGGCAACTCCCTTCAACACGCCCTTGATTATTCTTCCATTTTCAATACCAACGATGCTTTTTTCACATATTTAACTGGCACCAATATGTGGTTTGATGGCGTGGATTATACATTGCCGTATTATCATGTTGATTTAATCCAGCTGCCGTATCCGATGGGTGGAAAATTTGAAATTGCTGCTGGTGATTATTACCGGCCGCAAGGGTTCACAATCAGCAACAACCTCCAGACTGGCAGCTGGTGTTTAATTGGTACTGGTGCAGGGACAAGACTCATTGGAGATACAAATGTAATAAGCCCTGCGATTGTTTATTTTGATAACGACATTCCGGCTGCGCTGAAAATTGAACTGGACAGCCTCACCTTTCTGTCAAAAACAAACCAATGTGGATTGCAGGTTAATCTATACCTTTCGGCACAGGATACTTATGTACACGACTGTTATTTCTCCATGTACAACTGGTGGAATTTTGCCTTAGACCATGGGATGCCATTTGAGGACGCTCGCTACATAACTGAACCACCGGGAATGATAGGGCTTGAACTTGATGGCATGATGGGGAATGGAACGGCTCGTAAGAATCGTTTTTATGGTTTAGCCATAGGTATGATAGCGGGTGGAGAGAGCACATACGTTGAAGAAAACAGTTTTTATTCAATGAGCGAATGGAACGGTCACCTTACCAATTTGTGGTCTACTACCAATCAGCTTTACATACCGTGTGTGCCAGGCAGTGAAGCGTATGCGCTCAGTCATTTACAAGGAGCAGAGTTATCCTTTGGTTGTGCACTGGTTATAAATCCAATGCCCAAAAGTTGGGTAAGTAGAAACTTTTTCTTTGATGGTGGACATAGTATTTATATTGGGAAGTCTGGAGCGACGACTGTTGCTGACACGCACATCATCGAAAACTCTTTCCAAGAGTTTGTAGTCTCCGGTGGTGGCACAATTCTGTATTGGACAAACAACTATTCCAATGTCAATTCTCCAAAATTCATCAATAATAAATTTAGAACTGCTGGCAACTCCCAAGTTGGAACAATCAACTGGAACGGAACCAGTTTCCCTATAAGCACCAACATTGTTACTTTGTCTCCAGTTATCAACATCACCGATGATGTCACAGAGGATTCATCGGGTATTGTACATGCAACTGGATTCGCTGGCAGCGGGATCGGTCTGAATCTCGGCGGATTCACTGGCACGGCGACCAACGGCTTTGGGACTGCTGTCACTAATAGGCAGGTCATGGTCAACGGCATCGTAACCACCAATATACCGCATCAATAAATTTATGACACCATCCGAAAACAGACCTTTACGCCGCTGATTAAAATGGCTTCAACTCCTTACACGATCTCCGAGCAGGCCCGGCTAGCCGGATTCATTGCGAACCTCGCCATCCGGGGCCGGGCGATGACGACGGACACGGGCGAGACGGTAAAGGTGCTGGTTCAGAACGCCGTGCCATTGCCGGAATTGGACAAGCCCGCCCGGACCGAGAAGATGGTGTATGCAATTATCACATGCCTGGCCGGGGCGCTGAAAGACCCAAGGGCGGTCGGGAATTTTATCGAGGGAACGGCACCGAACACGACGACGCACAACGTCCTTTGCTACGACGAGACGAGCGGGGACCGGGTGACGTGGAAATTTGAAGTGGGAACGCAGAGGGCGTGAATGTTCGCGCTTTAGTAGGTATGTCCGCTGTAACAGCCAAGTTCACGGTGCAATATCCTGTGTGGCAGGATGCCTTCGATTATTGGCGCGAGGTTTGCGGGTTGGACATCATTGAAGCGTGGCGGCGGCAGGGGAAGTTGATCGCGGAGCGGTTGATCGGCGGCAGCGGCAGTTCGATTTGGAATCGGGCCACGCCACCGGGAACGAGGAAGCAGGGTGAGGAAGCGATGGCTCGTGACATCAAGCGGGCAATCTTCCCTTTGAAGGCGGACGGTTTTAGGGACATCAGGATCAAGAAGCGGGTGAGGAATCTGGTTGCGGGGGGCGATGTGCCGGCGTTGCAGGCGATGGTGAGCGCCGGGGCGTTCGGAGCGGAGAATGCGGGCCTGAAAGTGATTCCAACGGGCAACGAATTTACGGCGCACCAGGCATCCCGGAAGTCGCGTGGGCGAGTCCCAGAGAAATCGAAGAAGTTCGCGGTGCCAGGTGACGCCTATTTGAAGGCGTACATCCGTGATACGCGTGGCGCGGTTGGCCAGGGCAAGGGCGGTTGGGCGGCGTCGTTGATCGAGCTTGGCGGAACGTGCCCGAACTGGATTGCGCGGCATGTCAGGGCCGGAACGTTCGTGAACAATTTGAAGCGCGGAGCGGAGCGGGTTGGATTCTCGCTGATCAATCGGTCGAAGTGGGCACGCGGCGGCGATGAAGACAGAATCATTGACACGGTTCTTGGCGACCGGGCCGATGCGATCAAGAAAGATATTGAATTTTTGCTGGCGAATAACTGGAAACGGAATGCCAGGGGACGGGCGGTATGAGCGTGCGACGATACGATATTGAATGGGCGCTGGCACCGGTCGTGGCGCTGTACTTGCAGGGCAAGATTTCGGCGGCGGCGCAGTTGATCTCGCCCGTGGTGACGTTCTTTGACCCGATGGCGGTGGACGAAGCAAACCGGTTTGTGATCGAGATACCGAGCGCAGCGACGATGGCGGAAAGTCCGGGTAACTTTTCTGGAACGTGTCAATGCACGGTGAAAAGCCGGTGGACACAGAAGACGCTGGCGGCGGACATGGCCGCACACTTTGACCGGAGCAACTGGATGAGGGACGCGTTGATGTCCATTGCGTTAGTGAATGATTTGAACACGGCGGCGGGCAACAACGCGGGGTGGCGGTTGGATTACATCCAGCCGAAACGGGAGTTCAGCACGGTCGTTGCCGAGGGCTGGGCTTACAGCGATGTGAAGTTCACGTTCAACGGACATTTTACGGCCTGAAAAATAAAATTATGAAAATGAGAAATATTATTCGCATCGGCGTCGCGGTCATCGCGGCGGTTATCGTTTCGTTCGCGTTCACGGCCCGCGCCACGCCGACGCTGCTCGTTGGCTCACTGGTGACGGTGAACAACACCAGTTCCAACAGCCCGACCATTGGCGCGTTGACTTATGTGCCAGCCTCACAACAGTTCACGATTTCGCACGGGGCATTGACGGCAACGAACGCCTTCTATCTGACGTTTCAGCCGACATTGGACGGCACGAACTATGTTTCGTCCGGGGTTTGGTATCCGTTCTACACCAACGCCTGCACGGAAATTATTCCGCCCGGCTACTTCACCATCACCAACAATTTTCGAGTCGTCATCACGTCAACAAATTCAGTGCAGGTTGGCGGCTCATACGGGCAGTAAATGCGACATACTCACAATCCACAAAGCAAAACATTTATGAAAAACAAAATGGAACTCATGCAGGCCGCGCAGGAAGCAGCCGCCGGAACACTCAACATTGTTGCACCGCTCGCGCTGGTGAAAGCCAAGGTGGAAGCGTTTGAACAACTGGCGATTCATCACGACCATTTCACGGATTTCGTGAACTTTTTCGACATGGCGCGGGGCGCATACCAGGCGATGGTGACGCAGCCGGTGAAGCCCGCCGCCGTCGCCTAAAAATCAAACCGGGCATTTAATAATTCAACGAAAGGCTGTTTATGGCAGATCACATTGGAGTAACGGGCAACGCGATGTATCGCGGCATTCCCGCTTTCGTCATCGGGTGGACCGGCGCGAATGGGGCGCACACTTTGACGGTGTTCAATTCGGCGGACAAGACGCCGGAAGCGGACGTTAAAACGTCGAAGAGCAACCAGGGCCAGACAATTGAAATGAACCGCACGGATAAGCGGATCAAGGTCAAACTGGCCGCGAAACCCATTGGCGCAAACGTAGCGGCTTCGCTGGCCATTGCCGCCGATCTGCCGCAGAAAATGGACATCCTGACTGTGACCGCAACGGCGGCGGGCGATGCATCCATTGATTCCTCGGCTGGAACGTGCGTCTGCGACTCGGCCAGCGCGAAATGGAGTCCCGAAAACGAATTGACGGTGGACATCGAGTTCACGAACTGGCTGGGCCAAACGTTCGTAGCGTTCTCTTGAACGCGGCGGGGCCGCGCCATGAAACGCTTTGCCAGCATCATTGAGACAGTGCCGCAGCCGTGCCGAATCTTCGGGACGGCTTTGCGGCCTTTCTGTCTTGGTCATCACCTGTTGTTCTGGCGGCTCGGCCTGCCGTTCGCGGATAACCCGGATGCGGACACGACGCTGGAACAATTCACCCAGGCGGTGGTGATCTGCTCTGGTGACTCTTACGAAGCGACCCTTGCCGCGTTGCTGGACGGCTCCTGGGCGCGGATATACGCCGTCTGGCTCAAAGGCGTTCAGCCACAGATCAAGAACACGTCTAGCGCGGCCCTGGCGCACTTCCGCAGGCACCTCGAAGACGGATACCGGATTGCCCCGGTGTGGCGGCATGCCAGCAAGGGGACGATTTCATTTTCCACTCCCTGGGAACAACTGTTGAAGGTCCGGCTGGTGATGGCGGGTTTCACCATGAACGATGTGATGAACGGCTATCTGCCCGGGCTTTGGTACGATTATTTCACGGCGATGGAAATTAAACAGCTTGAAACATGCACCAAGCAAGAGGACTGGAAGCGGATATTCTACACGCTGCAAGACGCATTGGCGGATGATGCGGCAGGAGGCGCGTCGTGAACGAACTGCGCGTAGACATCGGTGGGAGCAACCGGGGATTCGTCATCGCCACGGAAGACACGAAGCGCCTTGCCCAAAAACTGAACCGCGATCTTGGCGGCTCGACACCGGACACGTTCAAGGGGGCGCAGATGATGCGGGATCAGTACGGCAAGGTGTTTGACGATTTGAAGGGGCCACAAGGCATTGGCGGGCTGCTGCAACAGTTCGCGGGCGGGTTTGGTCAGGCGGGACAAGCGGTTCTACAACTGGCGACCGGGCCGGTGGGAGTTTTGACAGTAGCTTTGACCGCCGCGTATGAAGCGGGGAAAATGGCGTGGCAGGCAATGAAAGAGTCGTTTCAATTGGGGCGGGACGCGCGGATGCTCGGCATGTCCACAACCGGATTGCGGCGACTCGACCAAGCCGACATCGAACAAGGATTTGAACCCGGCGAAGCGCGGGGCCGACTGGGTAAGTTTGCTAACACTGTTGGCAAGGCAGAGGAAGGAGATAAAGCGGCAAGGGAAGTATTCAAGGACATGGGCGTTGAAATTTCCGGGAAGACGATGGAGCAGATACTTAACCAGGTGGCAGAGGCTTTCGACCGAATCCAAGACCCAGCCAAACGCGCACGCGAAGCGGTTGTATTGTTCGGGCGCGGCGGACAGGAAATGATTCCGATTCTGCAACAATTGAAATCAAGCGGCGGCGTCGCGGGCGCACTTGTCAGCGACGAACAAACCGAAGCCGTTTTGGGCAACACGTGGAAAAAGGTTCATGGTTTTTTCGCTCGGTTTTGGAATGACATGAAAGTTCTCGGTAAAGAGGGCTTGTCAGATGTAATAAGTGGCTGGACTGGCGAGGATGTCGTGGATGTTGCCGCCCCGGTTAAAGTGGGGACGCCTGAGGATTCACCGGAGGCAGTAAAAGCGAAAGCCGCAGAAAACAAAAAAGCCGCCGCAGAAAATATCCGCGCTCAAAAAGCACTTAAAGATGAAACCTTTCTAGCATTGGCCCCTCACGAGCGGGTCAACGCCTTGCTGCAAGAGCAGCGGAATCTCAAATATGAAATTGAAAGCATGGGGAAATCTGGTGTTTTGGATGACGAGAAAAAAGCGAAACTGGCCGAACTTCAAACTGAGTGGCTGAAAAGAGGGGTCGCCATAAAAACGGCGATGAAGGAATCCAACCGCGAATTAACCCCGGAAGACCTTCGCAAAAATCAGTTACAGGAACTGCGAGACCTTGAAGCAAGCCTCGCCAAGGAAAAAGCGGCGGCGGCGGTTGCGGAATTCAAGGCTGTGGGCATGAAGGCATTCTTAGAAAAGAAGTACCTCGCAGATAAACTTGCTGGAATGAACGTTCACGGAACCGAAGATCAGCAGTTTCCGGGTGAAGGCGATAGAGCAAAGTATCGAACCGGACAGGAGTTGGACAAGACAAAGGACAAAAATGCAGCAGCAGACTTTGCGGCAACTCAGGCAGCCGCGAAAGTTGCAGCCACCCAAGCGCAGATTTACGAACTGAAAAAGGAAATGGGAAAACAGCCTCATGCTTCCAGTGAACATATTGATTCAATGTCATCCGCTGGCCTGTTTCAATCAAGGGGCGCGGTGATGAACCCCATGCTGGATATTGGCCGCGAACAATTGGGCGAACTCCGGTTAATCCGGCAGGCCATCAGCGGCAAGAAAGACGCTTTTCAAAAATGACACCAGATCGCATCAATTCAACCGGCCTGCCGGTGCTCAAGTCCGAAAAACTGGTGAACAACCTCCGGTCTGGCAACAACTATGACCGTGTTCAAACCGGTTCGTTGGCGGTGATGAAGGTTGAACGCATGATTGCAGCAGCCGGCGGCGCTTCGCACCTTGAAATCGAATCACTTGGTGACGGCAACTACCAGTTGATGGCCAGTTACCCCTGGGATGTGTTGAACGGCTCAAACTCGGAAGCGCCGATCAATTCCCACGAACTGGATGAAAGCGTGGAACAAGTTTCCGTTTATGAAAGCGACGTAATGCTTGCTAAATTGCTGTCTATGTTTGGCAGCCTTGCGGGTGCAAATGGAGCGATGACTTTCCTCAAAAGGTCGGTTGATTATTACGAACAAAACAGCACCCCCACCACCACGCCAACTGAAATAGAGGCCGGATTAAATGCCACGTACACCGGCGGACAGTTGACGCTGATGCTGAACCTGTTCCGGGGCATTGCGTACCATCAACAAAAAACCTGCCTACAAACCAGAATTACGTACAACCGGCGCATCACGGCGGCAAGTTTCAATCAGATACAAGCGACCTTCGCTGGCGCGGGGCAGATTTGGACGACGGCGGAAGTGATCTCGTTTGAACAAACCCCGGCGCAATGGTGGTTTCAGTTGCCGAGCAGCCTCTTGTGGTTCAAGTCAAATCCCCGCGTGTTGACCGTTGCCGGCCAGAAAACCGAACTAATTTTTTCCTATAAATCCTGTGTCGCCGCATGGAGCGGGACGAATGCAGCCCACGCCTCGGCAGTTTTGTTGAGCTTCTGATATGCGAATGCCCGACAGGTTGTCCGCAGACAGTCCGCTGGCGACAACGGTCAATCAGATTATTGATTATCTTCGGAGCCTGACGCCTCGAAATGCAGCGACTGCCAGCGTCAGTCATACTCCGAATGGCGTTTTTATTTCAACAGCGCCGCCAGCGCCGGCGGGAAAGTCAGGATGGAGGTTCGCCAAACCGATTAAGTATGACCATACCAAATCCTATGCGTTTCAGGAAATTGTTTATGTGGCGGCGGATGATGCAATGGTGACGGCGGGAACAGTTGACCCGGACACCGGACAGACAGTTTTTGCTTTCGCGGGGAAATATGTGGCTTTGCAAGCCGTCTCGCCGGTCGTGAATCCGACTGGTCTGACCGCCGGAACTTATTATCACATCCCGCAACTTCCACTTCCGACGCCAGGCGACCCGGACAATGCCGCCCCAGACTCGACAGCTTATGGCACCGGCGAGGCTCAAAATTATTGGGACATTGTGACGCAGGATGTTCAATGCTATTAAACTATGCGCGGCGGACAACATAGACCTTATCAGCTTCCGTGTCCGGGAACGGTTCTCTGTGGCACGGGGCCGAAATACGCTCACAAGAAATACGGCGAAGGCGCGGTCGCGGCGATTCACGAAACGACTCAGGTCAACAGCCTTGACCCTACCGGGTTGCCCGCTGCTTTGGTGTGTAATGTTGCGTCGGGCCATCCTGATGCCTACGACCCCACCGAGGTTCATGGTGTTAACTTTGGGCACTCCCCATCACCGCACGGCCCATGGGTTAATGCCTACGCTCCCGTTCCGCCAACTTTCGCTCATGCGGGCGGTTATCAGGTTGTCTCAGTAAGCATCGCAGATGGTGGAACGGACTACGGGGTTGGAAACGGGTTGGCCGTTGTCGGGGGAACAGCCAACGTCACGGCTGCGACAATTTATGTGGACGCTGTGGACGGCGCGGGAAAAATAACTGTGGCGCATCTTGTATCAGGTGGTGGTTACACGTCCAACCCGTCCTCGCCTAATTCTCCGACTGGCGGTGCGGGCAGTGGCGCGAGTTTCAACCTGACTTTCGGAACGGCGATGGTTGACCTGTCAACCTGCCGCAATGGAAAGTTCAAGAACGTGCAGGCAAAACGGTCATATCATGGACGCCGTGGATTTTTATTTCTGGCATCCCAAAACCTTGCTTGCGGTTATCCGTTCTATCCATTTACGCCGAATGTTGACCGGACGAAGTACCTGACCATTACCGCGAGTTTCAGCATCAAGAATATAGATTTTGATTCGAGGGTCGGGAACTATACTGAGTATTGGGGTGCTTGCACCATGACGGTTTCCCCATTATCAGGCAATAGGAGTCAGAGCGGCTCTGGAGGCTCGCGTTATGTTGATGTGACGACAACGCCACCGAGTTATTACGATGTTCATGACGTGGTAGATTCGGCCATGATTTTTGACATGGAAGGCGGTGGTGTACCAACTTGGTATTTGGATTTCTTGGCAGCTATCGCCGGTGGTTCGGACGGAATTGCCAGTCGCAGCATAACAAATACACTTCACGCAATCCACATGGATTCGGCCCTTGCTGGAACTTCTTTCGACGGTTCGATTGAACTTTCAAATCCCAATCCAGATTCGGATGTTTATGCCGATGCGCTCTACCTTAAAAGCCTATGGGACTTGAATGATGACATCGAATATCCATGGCGAGCGGACGGCAATGTCAACATAGCTCCGCTCGTTACCCGTAACGAGCCGGGACCAGTTGGACCTACGCTTATATTCGACTCCGCATGGGTTGACCCGAACGCCGCGATTTACGATGGATCAGTTCTCGGCGCACCCCTGCCCGCCGGTTATGGCTACAACGCAGACGGCAGCAAACAGGGCATCTTCGACTTTAGGCATGAAGTTGATGACCTTTGTTTTTCTGACAGTCCGCCCTATCGTTATCTTGATGCGTTTAACTACGGCTGTCGGGCACCGGATTACCTTCCTCAAAATTGCACACAGTGGACGGCGGATATGGACGCACCTTACGCCACGGCTGGTAAGTTCCTTTTTTTCAACGGCAGGACGGACAGCCTCAGTGGTTGGACGATGGCATCGTCTGACGTTCTTTGGATTCAGGATTGGAAACAAACCGAGGAAACCTGGCCGTCCTACAACTTTGCCCGGCCCGCCGGCGCGGACAGGTTCGTGTTCTATGAAACCCACCCTAACGGCACGGACGCCGTTTTTCCAGTCCTGTCCGGTTACAGCGCGGGCACCGGCGACACAATTATTCTTGGTTACGCCCCGGTTCAAATCACAGATTCAAACGGCAACCATCCCGGTAGTGTTGCGGACGATCCCGGCCAACTTCCTTACGGTGCGCCCGTGGATTATATTATTACCGTCGGTGGCGGAGGCTCTTTAAGCGCCGGTGAGTTGGTGGTGACTACCGGCGATGTGTGGGGCGGCCAGTCCGTCGGCGGATTTTATCACGTGACCAAGACCGGCGATTCTCAAGTGTTGCTCGGCACGAAAGTTTTCAACATTCCAACCGGCTGGACGTGTCCATCCGAAGACGAGGACACGGCGTTTGGAAAGCTGAGATTTCCGTACTGCCCTGGCATCCTTGGCCGCGTGGCCATCAGCGCTATAACCAATGCCTCGCCATGCCACTTGACCATTGACGCCTCGCCGTATCTGGCCACAAATCTCACCGCCACGCCGCCGTCGAGTGAGATGGTGGATTTGTGCGCTAGGGACATGACCGTTCTCGCATCGAATGTGGAAGTGACGCGGGTGGGTGATACCGATTTCACTGTTCCCAATTCCGGTTCGACGGCTTACGCGACGATTGCGTCGGCAAAGTTCGTGGTGGTTCATGGCTCTCCGGCTTACTATTGGGATGATACGATGCCCAAGGGACATGTTCTGGCACTGGAATTTTCTTTTGACTACCGGGCGAAAGCCGAGGCGCAGCGCATTAAAGACCTCATCATCGCGTGCGGCGACACGGGGAGCCATCCGGAGTTCATTGTTTGCGACTGCTCACCGCTAGGCTCAATTCCAACCGTGCCGTTCAGCATGTATAGCGCGTTCACTCAAACTCAACTGTGCGTGCCGTGGACGCAGTGCGGCCCGCGTGTCGCGCCCATGGCTAACTTCCCCGCTGAATTCCCGATGGACTCGCAGTATGGCTCGCGCTGGCAGGCTTGCGTCGTCAGTGCCATCCGGGATTTGCTGTGGCAAAAGCCGCACCATCCGCCAACGATAACCGATCCCGTAACAGAAACGGACTCCACTAAATATGCGTGGTTAGAAGATGATGGAAGTTGTGCGCCGAATGTTACGGATGAAACTGGCGCTACGACGATTGCCTATTACGCCCATGCACCGATGGTTGAACCTTTTATTTCATTGCCGGGCACGGATGGCTGGCCGGGGGCTGGAGCAGACGGCACAGAAGCTGCCCCGACGGTGCCAGCGGGGATTACGGTTGGATTTACCAGTCCAGTCACCAATGGAGATGCGGACACGTTATATGCCCCTGGGCCGGGCGGCTGGACTCCGTGGGGTTTGCACGACGCTCTGTGCGGTTGCGTTGGCGGATCGGGGCGGTTCAGTGGCACCTACGCCGCGTTCACATTCGACTGTTGATGCACACGCCATTTTTCAATCAGCACCACGGCGGCGCGGCAGCACCGCCCTACCAGGCACCGAAGCCGAGACAGTGGCCGGCTTGGGCGTCGCCATTGAAACTATTCGCGCAGCCGGGGGATCGAGGTCTTGGCGACATTGTGGCGCGGAAGATTGGACTGGCACGCGGCGCGGCGTTCAAGGCGTGGTTCAAAGATAAGTTCAATCGAGATTGCGGTTGCTCCGACCGTCAAGTGTGGCTTAATCAAATGTTTCCACTAGCCGCGTGATTTCAAGTTTTGGAATCTCAACCCGTCCGCTTTTGAAACAAGTTCCTGGTAGTGGTTCAAGACGACGGTGACCGAGTTGCCGAGAAACTTTGCAACCCGGCCAACGTCGCCTTCGGCGGCGAGCATGTAGGACGCACAGGAATGCCGCAGCAGGTCTTGCGGCCATTTCTCGAAGCCAGGGCGTCCCGGAGCTTACGAAGCCGGAAACGGCGTTTGTCGTACGGCATCTGCCAGTGGGTTTTGATTTTAGTTTTCGCCGCCTGCTTGAACCAGTATTTCGCGCTCGCGCTCATTTCAACGATGCGGCGGGATGAAAACCAGCCCCGGACCTTGCCCGTGTCCACGGTGACGATGCCCCGTGCCACGTCAACGGCCTCTGGCGGTATCCTGTCGGCTTCGGATGGCCGCAATCCACACGGCAGGGCCAGAACGAGCCAGCCGAGCATCGCAGGGTCATTGTCGCGTGTCCACGTCAACGCCGTGAGGCACTGTTTGAGCGTGAGGATTTTGGGCGGCTTCCGGTCAATGGTGATTCGCTCCAACCGGTCACATGGATTTTTACGAATGTAATCACGCCGCTCGCAGAACGAAAAGAACGCGGCCAGGTGCGACGTGTAGGTTTTACGGGTGATGGCCGTTTTCCCGGCAAGGAACACTTCTACGTCGGCAGTGGTGATGCTGGCGGCGTCTCGCGCCTCGCGCCCCTTGATGAATCGAAGGAGCAGCCATTCCAATTTATCAACATAAATGCGGCGGCGATTCGCGCCAAGTTTTGACTGGACACATTCGGTGACTGCCGCGCCCAGGGTTTTGCTGGTGATACTTTCACCGGCATTGCCGCGCTTGTGATCTTCCCATACCCGGCGAACGGTCAGGCCAGCCTTTTTGATTTCGGAAAGAACGAACATCAGGTCTGCGCGTTCAGCTTCCGGCATGGATGTCCAGGCGGTGCCAGCGGCCTTGATTTCGGCGGCGACGGCGGAAAGTCCGGCATCTGCTTTCTCCTTGGTTTTGAACGTCGGGCGGAATCTTTTCCCGTTTTGGAAGTATTCGAGCCGCCAGCGCCTGCGGTCGGGCAGGAAGTAAATTTTGGCGTTCATGGTGTCTGTGCCAGTTTGTGCCAGTAAAACGGTGCGCGAAAGCGTATCATGCAGGTATCAATCCTGCACTCATTCGTTGTTACTATTTCCCGGCGAAGACTTGGAGGCGCGGTCAACATTGATTAAAACGACGATTCATTGGCCTTTGTGATGGTGGAGCCGACAGGAATCGAACCTGCGACCTTCTCATTGCGAACGAGACGCTCTGCCAACTGAGCTACGACCCCATCCACGTCAACCGCAATAGCTTTGCCAGAATAATCGCCGCGCCGCAAC